CAGCTCTGGGTACCGATCGCTATGCAAAGGTGCTCTAATGCTGGCGTGATTTACGAAACGAAGATCGACGCAATCATGACAGGTGGCTATATTGACCGAAATTTGACCAACGGAACTGACTCAACTCCATATTCCGAGGTTTTCAACATGCCGCCGCAACCGAAGGGCGGGGCGTTCGTGACAGTACAGGGCAATTCAGATCGACGGCCAGAGGTTCGCGCCGTTCAGTTTGGGGTTTAATGAACTATAAGCAACTGATAGCAATACCTGGGCGCGATTCGATCAATACAAAGTGTTCATCGGTCAGGTCGTTATCGATGATCAAGCTAATGGGCAAACCTGACATTGCCGAAGGCGTGTGTCCGTTGCCTACCGAAACTATCGACTGCGGTCCTTTCAGAGCAACCGGATATAGACCGTTTTTGCTCGTCGTCTCGAAGGTCATGGACGTGATTAAGGCGGCAGATAGCGACCTGTACGAGCAGATCGGTTCGGCTGGATGCCTCAACGTTCGCAAGGTGAGAGGCGGCAACTATCCGAGCAACCATTCATGGGGTTGCGCTATTGACCTTACGATAGGTGGTGAACTCTGCCCTCGCGGGTCTGGCATGACGCAAGTAGGCTTGCTTGAAGTGTACAAGTACGCCAAGCGTTGGTCGCTGGCATCAGGCCAATGGCTCTATTGGGGCGCAGGCTTCAATACCGATGACGCGATGCACTTCGAGGCATCTTACGAGCTGGTCAAGAAGTGGGCGGGCAAATAATTGGAGCACGTTCAAGCACTCAACTCGGTTTGGTCGGTTATCTTCGGCATCGGGACCTTCATCGTGCTGATTACCGGCTTGTTTTGGAAAATCGTCGGTCACGGCATCAGGCTCGACGATCATAATGCCAGAATTAAAACCCTCGAGGAGTCGCACAACCATGAGACGCTCGAATTTTCGAATCGCTTGACGATGATTGAAACGACCCAAAAACAGCAAAGCCAGACGCTTGAGAAGATCGACAAGAAGCTCGACAAGCTGGCAGAGGATGGCTGTTACCGCGCTAACGAGTTCCACGGGGGACACAAATGAAGCGGGACTGGTTGAAATTCGCTGTTTACTTTGGCATTGCCGCAGGCACGTCGATTGCTGAAGCTCAGCTCATTGACTGGCGTTCTTGTGTGGTCGCGTTCGTCGCTGGGCTAGTCGCAATTAAGGCACTCGACTCAAACCCAAACAAGCCAGGTGAGTGATGGATAATTTCTGGTTTCACTTTTGTTTTGTTCTGCTTTTCGTCAACGTCGTGACTGCTTATGGCTGGTTCAGGTGTCACGAGGCAATGAAGAGCGATGCGAACGGTCAAGTAGACCGCGACCCACGAACTGGACGATTTACACGGAGTAAATAAGATGGACATCAAACTTCAAGCATTCGTAGGCGACACCCCGCCCGATCACGTGGACTTTCGCAGGAGCACTGGCGGATTCGTTGGAGCACCGGCCGATAATCATCGCACGATTCTTGAGTTTCGCGTGAGTGACATGGATCTTCATGAGCTAGGCTTAACTACCGAAGAGGCTTTAGCGGCATGTGCGACGGTCAACAAGATGATCGACGCAGGCACAAACCGAACGAAGGCAACCGTGCTTGATGCCATTTCAGGCTTTACCGGTCATAAATCAGGTGCCGGTATCGCTTTGCGAGTTTATGACAACGATTAGCAATGCTGACATGGCTTCGGTTGTTGTTCATCAGGTGGCCGAGGGAATACCTCGCGCTGCGATTCGAATTAGCGCGGAACCATGCGAGACTCACATGGCAGGCGCTGAGACTCAATCGATTGGAGAAAACTATCATGACCGATCAGGAAAAAATCAACGCATTGACTGATGCAGTGAAAAGCATCAATGACGAACTGAATAAGGTGGCTGCTGAAGTGCAAGCCCTTAAGGATGAACCAGAGGCCGAGGCGTTGGACTTCACCGCGCTTGAAGAGGCCGTTGCTAACGTTGGCTCAAAGGTTAAGGCTATCGACGACATCAACGAGGATAAGCAAACCGAGTAGCCATACGGCTAAAACAACCAGTAAAACAGGGAATATGCAGCCTGAATTAATCGTTCGGCTGCATATTTGCACTAGAACGTATGCAAAAAGCCGATTTAACCACTAGAAAAATCCGATTATTGGTTAATTGCATGTGAGCGTATGCAAAACAGGACACCTATCAGCCCAGAAAAAAAGGCCGCAGTTGTTGCAGACTTAGCACTAGGCATGGGTATACGAGAGGCGGCAAAGAAGCACCATGTAAATAAAAGTTCAGTTGGAAGATGGGCCGAAGAAATCGATGCTACCAGGGACAGGGAGGGACAGCAAGGGACATTAGCCGATGTGCGGGCGAACCGGTTCGATGTGGCTGTTGATAAGTTCCTTCATTCTACTTTGAATATGTTGCAGGCATGGGCAGATGTATGCTCTGAGCCTGCTTTTATCCGAGATAAGCCTTCGAGTGTAAATGAGTTGGGCCAAACTATTCTCAACCGTGCCGACCGGCTCGTTGACGCCATTGCTAGGGACACAGGGACAGCCAACGAGCAAAGAGCGGCGGAGCTACCTAGAGTGGTTCAAAACAACGATACCGAATAGTTGGCAGATACCGGACCATATACGGCTAATCGGCGAGGCAATAGACGCTGTTAATAGAGGCGAAATAGACAGGCTGGCAATAAACATGCCGCCTAGACATGGCAAGAGCGAGACCGTAACAGTCAGGGCCCCTTTAGAGTTTCTTGAGGATAACCCTTCAGAGAACGTTTTAGTAACAGGCTACAATGAGCGATTCGCCAGAAAGTTTGGACGGCGAACGCGCAACCTAGCAGAAGAGAGGGGGTTGGTTGCACCTGACAAATCCGCCGCTGATGAGTGGGCTACCCCTAGTGGCGGCATATACATGGCTCGCGGCGTTGGCTCACCGCCAACAGGCACAGGTTTTAAGCGGATAATCATTGATGACCCGATCAGACGTAGAGAGGATGCTGAGTCAGAGGTCTATCGAGATAAAGCGTGGGACTGGTACGCAGAGGACATATACAGCAGGTTGGAGCCTGGCGGGGCTGTCATCCTTGTTTGCACATTGTGGCATGAGGATGACGTAGCTGCAAGAGCCATAGCAAGCGAACCTAACCGATGGCACGTGCTCAAACTCAAGGCAATAAGCGACGAAGGGGCGGCGTTGTGGCCTGAAAGGTTCAGTCTTGACGATCTTCTTAGGATTAAGTCGGTAATGGGAGATTACGGGTTCGAGGCATTATACCAGCAGAACCCAACTCCCAGAGAGGGCGCAAGGTTCCAAGTATCGAAGATTGAATTCGTAGATGCGATACCTAACGGATTAACCACTGTTAGAGCATGGGACATGGGCGCGTCGATTGATGGCGACTTTACCAGCGGCGTTAAGATGGCTGGGCCTGACAATGACGGCAATTACTACATTGTTGACGTTGTGCGCGGCCAGTGGGAACCCGCAGAGCGAAACAGAGTCATCAAGCAGACCGCAGAGTTAGACGGCGTTACCGTTAAGATCAGAGGCCCGCAAGACCCAGGAGCGGCAGGCAAAGAGTCGGCGCAAGCGTTTATAAGGCTTCTCGCTGGATTCAACGTTAGAACCGAGCCAGTGAGTGGAGATAAAGAGCTTCGCGCAGATCCTCTCGTTGCTCAGGTTAATGCTTGCAACGTGAAGATGATGAGGGGCGACTGGAATCGGCCAGTGTTAGAGGTTTTTAGGCAATTTCCGAACGGGAAACATGATGACGATGTTGACGCGGCGGCTGATGCGTTCGCAGATTTAAGTAGACCAAAAAGACAATGGGATTTTTAAGCAAACTATTTGGCGTGAAGGCTTCTGTTGGGGCACTTGGCCCAATGACAGACCACAGTATCCCATCGTCGTTATCGTGGGTGACGAACTCGCAGATTAACTATGAAGCGAAGGCAGGCCAAGTATACACAAACAACATCGTCGCGTCTGGAATCGCGTTCCTGAGCAAGTTATTCGCTGAGGCTCCACTAATAATCGAGGCAAAAACTGGCGACAAGTGGGAGCCGTTGGATTCGCATCCGTTAGTTGACCTAATTGATTCACCGAACCCGTGGTACGACGGATCGGTATTGTGGATGGGGACGCTCCTGAGCCTCGTCATCGACGGCAACGCCTATTGGCTCAAGGTTCGAGACAACGCTGGCAGGGTTGCAGGATTCCATTACCTCGCCCATATGGATGTGACAGCGGAAAACGACAGAGATAACGACGCCAAGACGAAGCTGATCACGCATTACAACTACACCAAGGGCAATCGCTCGCAACCGATCAATATTGAGGATATCGTTCACTTCCGATACGGCATCGACCCACTAGACCCAAGATATGGGCTATCGCCGCTCGGCGCGGTTCTGCGCGAAGTGGTTGGCGATAATGCTGCTGGCAACTACACCGCCGCGATTCTTCGCAACTATGGCGCGATAAGCCTGTTGATCGCACCGAAGA